CACCCAAAAAAAGTAGTTGCCGTGCCTAAGTGTCGTATTGGTTTAGAGTGCCTTGCCCTCGTGAGCTAGGTCGCTCGTGCCTCGCTCCTGTATAGGTACGCTCGCTCGTGCCTCGCTCGCTAAGTGGGTATGGTGCCCGCTGGTGACGGAGGCGGGGGTTTGGACCACAGGCGGACACGGGGGCGGGTTTAAAATGCACTACTTTAAACAAAATTTTCTGGAAATTTTAGCCAAACCTAACATTTTTAAATTATCCTATTGTTACAAACCTCAAGTACCCCCCACCCCCTAAATGGACGAGTACCCCATCAACTTCCACTGTGCTGTGCTAAAATTTTTTTATAGCATTTTTGAAACACGTTGCCTATCGCAAAACGTTTGGCCAGGCCATACAACTTACGGAAAATAAAAAGCCCTGCTATTTCTAACAGGGCAAAAATCTTTAACTTAAGGATTATCTTATGAAAAACTGCTAGTTTCCCGCTGATGTCTGGAAACGTCAAGAGCCATTCTAATAAACTCGCTTTTACTTGTCAATACATAGTATGTTAAAATGCACTAACAGAACTAATTTATTATAAGGTGGTGCAATGAACAACATACAAATCAAGCTAGAAACCGAATACCACGACAAACTGATGGCGTTTTGTCAGCGTAATGGTACGACCAAAGCAGACGCTATTCGCTATATGATTGACACATTACAATTAACGGAGAAGAACGATGTCGAGTTTGACAGATGGTACGACACCCACAGAGGTTAATTTACCAGACCTCTCGGACGTGTTAGCACAGATAGACTTTTCTGCAAAGCCAGTCAGTCACGGTGATTTAGGTAAGCGAGGGCATTTCCACGTAGGTAAGTGGGGTAGCCTTATTATTGAGCTTATCGCCTATCCGCACGACCTAGACGGTGTATTAGAACACTTTGGTCTATCACGTTATCAGTACGAGACGTTGGTGGCAAACCCACTGTTTCAGAAGGTCTATAAAGATACCGAGAGTTCAATCACTGCACTTGCAACGAATGGTGGGTTTCAGTTTGCTGCAAGACGTATAGCCGAGCAGGGATTGACGAGGTTAGAGGAGATTATTGCTCACGGTGAGGATAAGGACAGTATAAAGGCAGCAGAGCTTGCTGTGCGTATCGCAAACCTAGATCCATTAGTGCAGGCAAAACTAAAACAAGAGAACCAAGTGGTGAATACTGGTGTGCAGTTAGTGGTGAACTTCGGGCAAGGGCTTGAGCCACCGAAGGCGTTTATGGGTCAGGGTAATACTGTGATAGATGTGAAAGCGGAGGATATAAGTGAAGTTGAGTAAAGACAATGTAGATGCCATTAAAAGTAGCGTGCTTGTAGGGATAGCCTACGGAGCATTTTGGTGGTTGTTGGTATATATTAAATCAAGTAGTACGACCAACGCTATACTAACAGGTATAGTGGCATTTGTTATTGGGCTAGTAACAGGTCTATTAACAACGTGGGATATGGAGAGTTAATATGTCGCAGATAGTAATGCCGATGTATAATCCGTCTCCTACGGCTGTGCAGTTCCATACTGACGATAGCTTCGTGCGTGGTGTGGTGGCAGGGGTTGGTACAGGGAAGTCAGTAATGATGATACAAGAGTTGCTACGTAGAGGATTCCAACAAGACCCTAGCTCAGACGGTGTTAGACGGACAAGAATGGGGTTAGTACGTGCAACATACCCTAACTTGCGTACGACAACGGTGAAAACATTTAGCCACTGGGTGCCACCGCTACTTGCACCTGTGAGACAGACTGCACCAATGACATCTGTGTTCGCAGGGGGATTACCAGACGGAACACGCTTCGAGATGGAGTTCGTGTTCATTGCGTTGGAGAACGCACAAGATGTGCAGAAACTCAAGTCGTTTGAGTTCACAATAATATTTATAAACGAAGCACGTGAGGTTGCCTTTGAGGTGTATGACGTGTGTAAAGAGCGTGTGGGGCGGTTCCCACCATTGGATCCACTCACTAATCAAGGTGGTTGTACATTCAGTGGAGTAATCTTCGATAGCAACCCACCTGATGAAGATCATTGGATTGCAAAATTAGATCGTGACCCTACTGAAGGCAGCCGTGTATTCCATCAACCTGCACCGTTCATTGAGAAAGCAAACGAGAAAGGTGAGATAGAGTACCTTGATAACCCACTCGCAGAGAACCTTGAGTACCTCAACCAAAAACCAATGGTAAACGGTGTACCGTGGACGCTAGAACAACGTAGAGCGTTCGGGTATGAGTATTACCGAAGAATGTTGGATGGCAAGCCTAAGCACTATATTGATACCGAAATTATGGGTAAATATGGTAGCAACTTTGACGGTCAGCCTGTGTATCAGAATTATTGGAAAGAGGACATTGTAAGTAAGTATCCACTTACACCAACGTTGGGTCTACCAGTAATGCTTGGTATAGATACCACAGGGCTTAATCCTGCGGTGACGTTCGGGCAGATCGAGATGGGCGTGTTGCATATTAAAAATGAGCTACTGGCATTGGATATGCCGTTCATTCCATTTGTACGAGATGTGTTACGTCCGTTCCTGGCCCAACATTATCCAGGCTGTCAAGTGGTTGCTTATACTGACCCTGCTAACCCACGAGATAGCAACAGAGGTGAAACACCAGTACAAGTGCTACGTCAATATGGCATAATGGCACAAAACGCACCGACTAATAAATTCAAGGCACGATTGGATAGCGTGATAAGTTTCTTGCAACGTAGAGATGGGTTGTTGATCGACAAGGGTTGTGAGAAAATCATAAACGGCTTCCGTGGCGGATACCACTACCGACCATTGAAGATTAGCGGAATAGGTCAGACCTTTTCCAGTGAACCAGTGAAAAATGAGTATTCGCATATTCACGATTCACTACAATACCTATGTAATGGTATTAGACACGGTTCAGATAATCAACAAAATCACAACGCATATAGACGACCAGTATCTAAGCGTGTGTACTAGAGGTAGGTATGGAGATTAAAGAACAGTTAGGTCTTGCAAAACAGTTGCACGATGGCAATTCAGAAAAGGTTGTAGAGACCCGAGATAAGTTAGCCTATATGGTGAAGCAGGACTACGACATTGCTGTACGCCATAGAATGACCCATAAGTTTGGTGATAGCACAGCAGATGAAGTGTTACGCCAGTGTCACCAACAGTATTACGGTGAAGTACCTTGTGATATTAGAGAAGCGTTTGGTGATATGCCTTCAATCAATTTATCGCAGTTAAAAATTAGTGCGTTAAATGCTTGGTTGAGAGACTTGATATTCGGAAGTGGTGGTGTTCCATTTACAATTGAGCCTACGCCTATTCCAGAGTTAAATGACGAGCTTGTGGAAGAAGTATTGGGCCGTGTGAAAGAAGTTATCTTCGGTGATGACGAAGCGTTGCTACCACAATCACAATCCGATATGAGAGACTTAATCAATAGAGAGAAAAAGGCATCACGTCTAGCATTAGAATCAGCAGCAAAACAGGCTTGCTCTCTAATGGAGAAAGAGATGTGGGATCAGTGCATTGACGGTGGGTTTAAAAAAGCGGTGTTGAAGTTCTTACAAGACTTCTGTATTTATCCGTATGCGGTATTAGAAGGCCCTGTACCAGAAGTGCGGACAAAATTCGCTTGGGTAGGTAATGCTCTACGTCCTAAAGATGAAGTAGTCTATGCAGTAAATCGTGTTAGCCCTTTTGACTTTTTCTGGTCGCCTGATAGCACCAATGCTCAAGACGGATCGTATGTAATTATTCGTAAGCGTTATTCACGCCAACAGCTAGTGAAAATGGCGAAGATGAAGTCTTATATTCAGAAGAATGTACTTGACGCACTAGAACACTTTGCCGACAAGAGTACGAACGCAGATTGGTTGAGTAGCAACCCAGAGAATCAAAATCATACCCCTTGGGATGGTAAGTCGGCACTAGAAGTGTTGAAATATCACGGTGCGGTTAAGGGTTCAGTGCTGAAAGAGTATGGCTTAACTGGTTTAGATGAAGCGGAATACTATGAGTGTATCATTCATACGTTGGGGCAATTCACCCTTAAAGTGGTGATTAACCCTAATCCAAACGCCAATATCAGACCTGTTTATGTAACGAGTTACGAGACAACTGGCAATGGAATTATGGGATTCGGTATTGCACAGAAGATCCGTGATACAGAGCGAGCGTTCCACGCTTGTTTACGTGGGATGATCAAGAATATGGAATATTCTAGTGGCCCGATTGGCGAAGTGGATTTTGCTCGTATTTCGCGATGGATTCAAGATGGAGAATTAGGTAGCGTTGAGCCTTATACGATCAACCCTGTCGATCCTGATCCTGTTAGCGGTGGACGACCTGCTTATACATTCCATAACTTCCCTAATAACACAGCGTCTTTGAGTAATGTGTGCCAATGGTTTATGTCTTTGGCAGATGTGGTAACACAGATCCCTGCGAGTATTCACGGTCAGCCAGTGGGTACAGGTGCTAACCGAACATTCCGTGGTATGTCAATGTTATACGGTAACGCACTTAAAGGTGTACAGAGCGGTATAACTAACTTTGATGAAGATGTGGTATCACCGTTCGCAGAAACGCTTTACTTGTTGAACTTACGCTATAACCCGAAAGAAGAAATTAAGGGTGATGCTAAAGTCGTAGCGAGAGGTGCTGGCGGGTTGATGGAGAAAGAGCTGAAGAAAAATGATATGATTGAAGCAGCTCAAATTGTAGCAAGTCTTGCACAAACTGGACGAGTTAAACCACAAACGCTTGATGTTGCGGTAAATCGTGTACTAGAAGCGTTAGACCTTGTAGATGACAACGTGGAAGATGTATTACGAAGTATGTTAGGTGAACCAGAAGAACAAGTTGATCCTATGGCTCAAGCTACCCCACAAACGCCAACTACTCCGCAAACACCTCAACAAGGGCAAGCAGAGCAGATGGCACAGGCACAAATGGCAGCTCAATAAGTTAGTTTACACTTACTAACTTATTGTGTAGAATTGAAACATTACCTTTTATTGGAGTTACAATATGAGTTCGTTGAACGGACGAAAAATGAAAGTGGGCGATGTTGTTCACGATATTCTTAAAGGTGCAGGTAGAGTTATCAATGACGGTGGCGGTGTATTAAACGTTACCGTAGATTTCGGTGCAAACGGCAAAATGAACTTTGCACAAGATGGTACATTCAGTGGAGTGCAACGTCTTTATTGGAAAGAGCCATTTATCTTTCAGCCACGTGGACCAGATGATGAATCTTATGAGCAAGCCATTGAGTTTGCTAAAAAGATGTATGATTGGTTTATTAACTATGAAACACGTAAGAAAAATAGTCACTAAGTGGCAGAATTGGGTATGGGGAGAAGTAATCGTACCCTTTGCTGATTTATTTAGAATTGACTGTGAATATTGTTGGTGGTGGCGTGGAGTGCTAGTAGGAAGCATTGCAACCTCACTAATGTTTATTTTAGCGATATGGGTGCTACGATGAGTTGTGAAATTATAACTGGCAGAAAGTATCAAGCTGCACGTTCTAGTAACGGTGAAGATACAAAGAGTGTAGCGTTATTCGACAGCAAGTCCTCGAAAGTAACGTCTTACGTGGTATCGGTAGCGGAATGTTCTGCATTAAAAATATCTACTTTCGCCCTACCTGACGATAAATATCTGAAGGTTCACCGTGTATTTACTGGTGGCGGTGAAATGCCATTAGGTGCAGGATGCGGTTGTAGTTGTGATGAAGGTACGTCTAGTCGAGTATTATACAGCGAACCATTAAAGATTGACTGTAAAGAGGTTCGGATAGATAATTGCACAGGAGTGCTGTTCTTAACGATTCCAGGCGACTATATGTTTGAGCTAAGTGACGAAAGTGTACTAGGTCAATTTGTTGCTTTCGCAGAAGAAGTAGACTGTTGCTGTATTCCTAGTGGCTTAGTTATTGGCAACCAAGTTCCTAGCGAACGCATTGTTGGAACGGTACGGAGTTAGATATGGCAGCGATTAATATTATTACACAAAAACAGACTTCCAAAATGTCAAAGGCATTTATGGTAACACCTGGTTATGCAGTAGTAATTTCGTCTTTTAACTTTCGCTGTGCTGAAACAGATAAGTTAGGCAATATAACACGACCTGCTGACTGTGCGGTGTTGCACAAGTTAGAGCTTGAAAGCGATCCTATCCCACACGTAGATGGTTGTGTAGAGTGTGAGCGTTGTGTGTTTGAAAGTCTTGGTACTACCATTGTTAATTCCGAACCAGTTGTACAATGTGGTACAACGTGGACGCATAACGCAGAAACAAACTTAACCGTACTATCTGTACCTGGTTATTATATGTTTGAACTTTGTGATGAAAGTGCGGTTGGTACGGTGATGATGAAGGTTGAAGAAATCACTGCTGAACAGGCTGCATTAATTCCTAAATCAATATTTCACGGAGATTGTTAAAATGGCAAGATGTGCGAAATGCGGAAAAATGGCAGGTATTCCTACCAGTATTCCGATGAAAGACCAACGCACTGGTAGTAATAGATCAGTGCAAACTTCGGCTAATTTAGTTGGTAATCGTCCAATGATGAAAGACCAATCTAATATGAACCAACGTAGTTTTTCACCGAAAAATCCGTTAAATGGCAAGAAATAAATTAGGCTATTTAGTCTTATCGGACGAACAGGAACGTACCTTAGTTGGATTCTTTCACAACCCTGCTAGTACAGAACTGTTCGTCCGATTACTAGATGAAGTTAAGCGTTCTTTGGTCGCAGAGCAATCAAAATCAGCACAGGCTTTTTTGATGAATAGCGACCCTGTAACAAGAGCCTTAGCTTTACAACAAAAAGGTCAGATTACAATGTTAGACGAACTTGTATCTGTAATTAAGAACGTCACTAAATAAGGCACATATTTATGGCTCAACATCCTTTTGCAGCGCAAGCAAGAGCAGTAATGGAAGAAAACGGCATTGTTTTCAACACAGATGGTTCAACGTCTGTTAAGCAAGTGTTCGTTTCGCCAGAACAAACTCAAGCTGAACCTGCCAATAATACCCCACCTGAAAATACTAAAACGGCACAATCGGCACAAGACGAACGTGATCGTTTAATTGAGATGCAACGAGCAGAAATTGAAAGATTAAAAAGTTTACAAAACCAATACAATACACAAGCTCAACCACAGCGATCAGAACGTGAAGAAGAATTAGAACGTGAATTAACTGAATTGCGTGGTAAATTGCACCAACAAACCGAACAAGAGCAAGCGGACGAGTTCCGTGCCATTCTTGAACGTCAAGGTTTCGATAGTGAGAACTTTGACGATGACGTATTAATCGAATTGCGTGATACGTTTATCAAGCCAGTGGCGAATAAACTTGCTGCGTTGGAAGAACGTTTAGGTAAAACGGAAAGTAAATTCCGTGAGCCTACACCAGAAGAAAAAGTTGCACAAACCAAGCAACAGGTAACGGCTGAAATTTACAAGCAGATCCCTGACTTTGGTACAATCTTTAACTCTCCTTCGTTCCAAGAACGCTTAGGCAAGAAAGATAGTCGTTTCCCATTCAAACAGTCTTATGGACACGCTCTCCAAGAGGCTTATGAGAATGGTAATACAGAGTTTATCGTGAGTGAGGTGAAAGCCTTTATGAACGGTACAACGCCTGACTTATCTGCAATCGCAGATGTCGGTGCGACAAATGGAGTAGGTACAGGTCAAGTCGCTACAAATGACGAGCCTGGTTATTCATACTCACAAGAGGAAGCTGAACAAATGTTAAGAAAACGCCAACGTGGCGATGTTTCTCGACAGGAGTACAGCGAGTATCGAGCGAAACTGGACGCACATAATCGTTCCAGATCTTAAAATCAAATAGGAGCTAACAAATGACGCAACAAGCAGGATTAGGTTCAGCGTCTGGTTATGGTAGTATCTTTGATACTCCCCTCGCTACAAAAGGGTATCATAACCAAATTATTGCTCGTGGTTGGGAAAAAGACATTATCGGTGAAATTGTTAATACCAGAGTAGTATCACAAGCATTTGACTGTAACCAAGTAGTAGAGTTTTTACTACAACCAGACGTAGGCCCTTGGAGACGCTTAGAAGATAACCAAGTTATCAAAGCAGACCAAGTTTCATTAACGTCTATTCAAATGAAATTATGTAACCAAGCGTACAAAGCGTTGAAATTTGATAACAAGTTCAAACGTGATATGTGTACATATTGGTCTAAATTTGAAGCATCATTCCTTGATTCTTGTTATCAAGAATTATCTGGTATGTGGCACGCTTTCGTATTAACCGCTATGGTTCTCGAAGCTGACCCACGTAACAAAGGTTCTAATGCAGGTCGTTCACGTAGCATCAATTTAGGTGTAGTAGGTAAACCAGTTCGCATTACTCCAGAAAATTTACCAAACGAAATCCAAAAATTGCGTATGGTGTTACAACATAACAACCGTTGGATGGACAATCAAATGTTCTTAATTGTTCCACCAGAGTTTGATATGGTGTTGATCGACAGTAAATATGCACAAGCTGCTGATTACTTATGCTGTAAAGATCCGTCAATCTTATTGACTGGTGAAAAACCAGGACAATTAGTTGGTTTCCGTACCATTACGTCAATGCGTACTCCTGGTGGCTATGACGACGCAGTAAACAAACAAGCGTATTATATCTTAGCGTTCTGGAAAGAAGCGTATGCGTTCTATGGTGACATCACCGAAGGTCGTATCATTGAAGATATGCAATACTTTGGTTTCCAATACCAAATGGCAGCATTGTGGGGCGGTAAAGCAATTTACGGTGACGCAATCGCAGTTGGTTACTGGACATTTGAATAAGGTGGTGTGAAATGGCAAATGTAATGCTAACTCGTGGTGGTGCATACCGCTACAACTTAAACAGCCTTTCAAAACAGGAAGTATACCAAGAAGAATTAAACGCTCCTGCGGAACGTGTGGCAGGTGAATACGCACACGGTTTCTTCACATTAGGTAATTCATTCAACCCTTTATTTTCAATCGGTCAAAGTGCTGCATTGAAAAAAGCGAAAGTAGCGGTTGGTGATTTCATTGGTTTAGCGGTAGTTCCAGAAAACCACACGTTGATGGACGCTGCGATCAAAGTAATTCCTGTACAATATGAACGTGGTTATCCAACTCGTCCTAATACTGACGGTTTAGTGTTTGGTTACGAAGCTCGTATCTACAATGCTGAAACTGGTGCGGAAGAAGGGTCTGTTGATTTCGTTACTGCATTAAACGGTATTACTGCAAATGAGTATGCGTTTAAACGTAGTGCGATTAAACCTACTGACGGTGGCTTCTTCGTCGAATCTGGTAAAGTAGTTGTTCTTGGCTTAAAAGTAGAAGCCTTACCAAGCAACAAAGAAATCAGCTTAGGTGAAGTAACTGGACGTGTAGAAATTACTGCTCACGTTTGGGATTACGAAGCACCAATTCATATTTAATGTATGGTGTGGCGTGGGGCTAATACCCCACGCTTTTTCTATGGCAGGTAAGTTTGAACAGCTCGCAAAGTCTGCGAGAGAACGATATAAATCTCTAGGAGATACAGAAATGGCACAACAATATTCCACTAACGATTCTACGGTCGTTGCACCACCTATTGCGAAAAAAGCGAAGTATTTACGTGACGCAAATGGTGTAATTTATCTTTGGACACCAGACTTGTCATTACGTGGCGACTTAGTTGCAGCGTACAACCCTGATAATCCAGATGAATATGCAGACGATCAAAAACAAATCCAACTTAACCGTGAATTAGAAATTGCACGTGAGCGTGCCGATGCAGAAGAAGTTGCACGATTAGAAGCGGTTAAAGCGAAAGAAAAAGCGGAAGCAGAACGACAAGAAGCGGAAGAAATCGCCCAAGCTAACCAACGTAATTTAGACGTAGCACAACGTCAGTTGGAAGAACAACGTGAGCAACACGCTAAAGAAATGGCGGAAATGCAAGCTAAGTTAGACGCTATGGCAAAACAAGTTGCGGTAGGGCAGGACGATTCAGTTGAAGAACCTAAAGACGCTCCAGTAGAAGAACCTAAAGCAAAACCTAAACGTAAATCGCCTGCGAAGAAAGCGGAAAAAGTTGTTGAGGAAGCTCAACAAGAAGATGGCTTAGATATTGATTTAGACGGACTTGACGACTAATGACAACGATCCACGATTTGATTGTACGTTCAGCTAGAGACTTGAACGACTATACAGACCACTCACCTAACAAACAGTTCCAACGTTGGTCGAAAGAACAACTTATGGGTTACTGGAATGAAGCTATGTGTGTAATGTATTCGTTGAACCCTAGTAAATTTAAGTGTGCCAAAGTTGCTAAACTTAAACCTGGAATAAATCAAGTATTTGAAGGTTGCGAAAAGGTGCTTTCAATCGTGGGCGTTTGTGATGAGAACGGTAACGTTCTCTATGAAGTTGAGCGTGATAAACAAGATAAGAAACTCAAATGGGGTGGATACAGACCAAGACACTGTGCCACTCCTTTCCAACACAGTAGAGACTTTAAATTAACGAGCTATCGCATTGCTACTGACAAAGATGGTTCATTGTTTGTGTCTCCTGCTGTACCGTATGGGGTGGACGTGCATTTGAAATATATGTGCGAAGTGCCACCTAAGTCATTTGACTTAACAAATTTAAGTGCTGACGTAGAAGCAAACAGTTGTGCTGACGTGACCTTCGGTATCCACTGGGTGCTATTCAGAGCGTTAATGGTAGACGAGGAAAGTCAATCGTCTAATTCTTTGGCTACGCAGCACTTAAATCTGTTCTTGAAATTGTTAGAAGTCAAAACCGAATTGGATAAAGAATCTAACTATAATCTTGACGGAGTGCCAAAAGAGCTTCGTCAGTATGTGGCGAGAGAGATAGCGAAATATCAACTAGGGTCAAAGATACAAGGGGCGTAGTAAATGGAACAAATTGATACAGTACCGCTTTCGTATTTTATTGACGAGATTATGTTGCTTGATGGTATTGAGCAACCAATGGCAGAAGATTATGTTCGCAAGGCAATTATTGACTTTTGCACAAAAACACAGGTGCTAAGACGTTCAACCGAGATTGAGTTGATTGCGTGTGCGAATGAATACTTACTTGATATATACGATTGCGAGCGTGTAGTAAGTATAAGAGAAGTATGTGGGTATGAGGTGTTAAAAGAAGAACCTTGTACTAGACAGAATTGCTACGGACGCTTCGTATGGTTCGTGCCACCAAATAATCTTATGATTAGCCCTACACCTATCGAAAGTGGGGATAAGGTTAGGGTCATTGTGTCCGTAGCACCTAAACAAGATTGTTGCGAAGTGGATAGTATTATCTATGAAAAATACAGAGAGACTATCATAGACAAAGCCCTTTCTATGCTGTATCAGATCAAACAGGCACGTTGGTTTGATTTCCAATTATCGCTACAACACGAGAAGCAATATAAAGCAGGATTAGTGCAAGCGAGTGCTGACCGTTTGTTCGGTGTAAAACGTGGTAAGATCAAAATGAAAGCAGGTGGATTATATGGCTAATTGTGGTTGCAAACCTTGTAGTAAACCTATTCCGATTAAACCTAGAAAGTGCAAGCCATTTTCTATTTGTGTTGGTAACAAATCACTTATTTATGATGGTGAGTGTTTGTCTGTTACGGAAAGAAAATATCAGATCCCAAACGGCACATATACAAGTATTACGTTTGAAGAAGGGTGTATTGTTAATGTAGGTAATGCTCCTATTCCCGAGTACACCCCACAAGCGTGCTGTGATGGTGAAACTAAACCTGTTGAGATTGGGTCTACTGGTGGCAGTATTTCGTTAGGTAAAGGAAAAAAGAACCTAGCTGTGATAAACGGAAATGCTATTACTGTAGAACCGCATTGGGATAATTCCAACACAATTTCGCTGACTGGAGATGGTACAGCGGATAAGCCGTGGAAGCAAGAAGTTAAACTCTCTACTACCACAGGTAATAGATTAGTTAAGAAGAATGATGGTCTATATGCAGGTGTTAAGTTTAGTACGTCTGACAACGTTACAATTACAGGCGAAGGCACGGAAGAATCACCGTATAAGTTTGAGGTTAAAAGTCCTAATGCAAAACTTGCAGAGATAAACAAAGAAGAACTTGACGGAAATGGGTTCTCGATTGATAAACAAGGTTTAGTTCATTTAGACGGAGACGTATCATTCGTTACAAATCTAGAGTTTAGTAGTGATGCGTTCCAAGTAGTCAATACAGGCGTTAAGACGCAAGTTGTCGTAGATGAACAGAAACTTAAAACAGGAAGTAGTTTAGTGGTAGATGGAGCGATCAAAGGTAAAGGTATTACTGGAGATCCACTTAAAATTGAGTGGAGTGAGCAGACACTAACTGCTATGCTAGACGAAGTTGGAAAGAGTGAAACGTTGAAACAGAAGTTAAAGCAAATGTTAGGGGTGTAATATGAATCTGTTGTACCGCAACTTTAAGGGTGAAATTCCAAGATTGGATAAGCACTTGTTAGGTGGTGAGTACGCAGAACTGGCATTAGACGTTAATTTGTGGCACGGTACGTTAAAACCGTTTAGAGAGACAAAACTGTGCCACGCATTAAAACAATCAACCAAGTCCGTTTTTCACGATGGGTGTTGTTGGAAAGAATTTGATAAGTGCGTTGATTTTACTCGCTTACATTCTACCTGTGACCGCCAAGTTGTGAGCGGACTTTTTGATTATCCAGTTACTGCGTGTTCTGACGAATGTAATCCAGAGTGGATTCGATTAGGCGTACCTTGTCCTGGTGAAGGACCAAACGTAGAGTATCTAGGTGAACTAGGTAGCAAGTCGTGCTATGCAGAGAACGTAATTGATGGTATAGACTACAAGCGTGTATCTCGCAGTTACGTTTACACTTATGTGAATAGTTGTTGTGATGAAGGTCCACCTAGTTATCCTAGCGAACTGATTGACGTGCAAGACGGTGGCAAGGTGATGATCACAGGTTTCAATCGTCCACCTACTGAATATGGCGTAACGAAGATAAGAGTATATCGCCTTGCGAGTGGCTTTGATCCAAACAATACAGATATGGAACGCATTGTGATTGACGAGAAAAGTCAAACCAGTGAGTTCTACTTTGTAGGCGAAATGGACGTAGAAGATACAGTCTTTACAGATGATAAGTACGACTATGAGTTAGGGTATATTCTAGAAACGCAAGACTATACCGAGCCACCGAAAGAATTAGAAGGTGTTATTACTGTTGATGGTAATCAGCTTGCAGGATTTTATGGTAAGCATATTCGGTTCTCGATGCCTAACTATCCACACGTTTGGCAGGAAGCAGATGAACTAACAGTTCACGATAATATTCAAGCATTAGTTGAATTTAATCATAACGTGATTGTTTTGACGTGCGGTGCGATCTATATGGTAGAACCGATAAAAGACTGTAAAACTGTTGGTTGCCGACAAGTGCATAAGACTTTGGAGAATTATCCATTGCTTAGTTGTTGTGGTGGACACGGTTATACAATGACACCTAAAGGGCTTGTTTTTGTATCAGCAGAGGGGTTGATCCTAACTGACGGCCCAACCGCCCAAAACATCACTTCGCAGTATTTCGCACAAGACGATTGGAGAAAATTGCACCCTGATCGTATGAGTGTTGCATACCACCGTGATGGTATTTATTTCTTTAGTGATGACATTGGGTATTGCTTGCAGTTCCCTGTTAGTTTAGCTGACTGGGAAAACTCAAGATTGGTACGGTTATCTGATCGTCCACTTTATGCGTTTAGTGCGAAAGAAGAATTGTACCTCGTGCATAAAGACGGTGTGTACCGTTGGAATGTTGGCGATAAATATCGTCCGTACATTTGGCGAAGCAAGAAAGAGATTTCACCAACACAGGTAAACTTTGCAGGTGCTAAAGTCAGTCGCTATAATGGCGGAGACGTTAAATTTAAACTGACAGGAGATAATATCCTTATACGAGAATATGAACCTCAAGTTACAGAGAAGTTTAGACTACCGTCAGGCAGACGTGATATTGAGTTCCAAACGGAACTTTCTGGCACGGCAGAAGTTTATCAAGTAGAAATATCTACAAGTTATAAGGATCTAGGCACGATATGAAAATCCAAACAGTAAAATTCCCATCCACACCAGAAGAAACAATGGAAAAGGTTGTAGAAATGCGACCTTTTATTGACCGCTACTTCGCAGAAGTTGAGGGGGAAGATTCAAGTGAGTTACCGAACGAGGTATTAGTGATGTCTTGGCACGCAGCGTCTTTGGATTTCATTGAGCTATTAGACGGTGATAAACGAGTTGGGTTGATGATGAACCAATTACTTTTCCACGATCTAAAACAACAGCGATACGCTAAGTTAATGGTTGCTTACATTGAACCAGAGTATCGTGGTAAAGGTGAGTTTAAACGAATGGTTGAGTATATGAAAACCGTGTATCAAGCACGCAATATTTCATTCATTGACGTAGTGGTTAATGTAAATCAACCGTTCACATTGAAAGGCGAAGAAGTCGCTAGAGTGATAAGAATGGAGCTATAAGATGCCGTCAGCAGCAGGTGCGACAAGCGTTCCTAATTCTGGTGGGGGTCAAACCGCATCAGGGCAAAATGTAAACGCTGAAACAATGCCAGGTACACTTAACGCAGGTTGGGATTATTATTTCCAATGGGCGGAGAAGGACTTTTCTGCGTGGAGCAAACAGTTCGACTATGCGGAAAATAAGCGTAGAGAAGAAGAACGTAGATGGCGTGAGTATTACAAAAAGGTTTATGACGACGATTATTCCTTTTATAAGAAAATGATTATGTTCGCACTTAATGCTGTACAACTATGGGCGTTGTGGAAGCAATTTAGACAGCAGAAGAAGATTGCGGATCAAACTTATGACATTGCCAATCGAGTGCAAGTTATTGCGGAAGAAATGTTTGCTTTTTATAAAAGCACATACTATCCACAAGAGGTTGCGATGAATAACCAAATTAATGGTTATTTTGATAATCCATACTGTGCTAACTATGACGGAACTGGTGGTAGATTCGAGGGTAATGTTCGTAATGCTTTCTCAAAAGCCAAAGCAGGATTAATGCGGTGTAGTAGCTCTGTCTGCGGTGGGCTTACTGAAGCTGAATTAAAGCAGTTCGAGGTTGAAACGTACAAGGCAATGGGTAATGCCAGAAATATGGCGTATCGCTATGAAGAAACGAAGAAAGAGAATAAAGATAGCAAATGGCTTGAGTTGCGAATGAAGTGGATTCAAGTTGGTAGAAATATCTCTGAACAAGGACAAGGTGGTGTAATGAAAGCCTTTGGCACATTTAGTAGCTTTGGTGCTGACCCAGGTGCAGCGTTATCTACCTTGCTAGGCACATTGTCTAATACCGTTGGACAAATTATTTCTTCTTCTGTTTCTCCAGATGGAAGTATCAACAAAGTTCAAACTCCAAGCACTGTTCCGTTTGCTCCGTTCTTTAGTGGTGTTCGCACGTCAGGGGATTTACAACCTGCGAAAGTAGTTAAAACAACTAATTCTGTACCAAGTAGAGGGTATTAGCGATGGGAAAGCCAGTTACATTAGATAATTATCAGCAACTCGCTGATGCACAAGGTAAGAAGCTAAACGAACAAATAGATCATCAGCTTAATCAGATCCGTAAGAATCATCAGTCTTGGGCGGAAGTGTTTACTAAGGCAGAGGAGACACGTAGATCCGAAGAAAAAGAATGGCAGAACTTATACTGGAAAATCTACGAAGAAGAAAACCTTTGGTGGAAAAAGATGGTTATGTTCGGTCTCAATGCCGTTCAGCTTTGGGCTTTAACACAACAGTATAAACAACAAAAAGAGATTGCTGATAGAACGTACAATTTGGCTAACAGACAGTTGAAGTTAGCAGAAGAAATGTACAACTACTACAAAGAGCAGTTTCAACCACACGAGGTCAAACTTGGTGAGCAAATAAATAACTATTTCGCTAATCCATACCGACAACAGTATGAAACGACTGGTGGGCGATTCGTGACAGCAGCACGAGTACAGATGGTAGGCAAGAGACGTGAAGTATTAATGTGCGCCAGTCAATATTGTACAGGTGCGGTGAAAGCGTCATTGAAGAACCTAGCGGTCAAAGAAGCTAACCTAGTAGCAAACGCAATGAATAGTGCGGTTAAATATGAAGATCTACGTGAGCAACGTCTTACAGATAAATGGTTGCAAACACGTTTGGCGTTTGTTCAAGCAGGACGTGGCGTAGCGAATCAAGGTGTTACAGGAATTGACGGTGCGGTTAAAGCGTTTAGTAGCTTCCAAGCTGACCCTGGTTCAGCCTTAGCTAGATTACTTGGTACGGTAGCGTACGCGGTGGGTGGTCTAATTCCTGCACCTACTGCCCCTACTACCGCACAAGGGCAAGCATCTTCTAGCGGAATAGTTTATAATAACAGACCTCAAGTACAGGTTCAGGTAAACACCGAACCTACAACCTATGCTTCATACTAAGGAGTAAATGATGTTTATCGTGAACCCGAACAAGGGTGGATTTCAAGGTGATGTAGTAAACAGTGGATTCAGACGTGGGCGACAAGACGCTTACAGAGACTATATTGACAATTTCAACTTCGCATTAAAAGCGGACGCAGCAAACAATGCGGAGAATCAGCTTAACGTACAACGAGCAGCGAATAACTATGGTTTAGAAAACCAAATGCGACAAGGTGCTAGAACGGAAGCGATTAACTTTGTTACTGATGCAAGTAAGTTAGATAATGCGGTTGTAGGTAATGAAATTAATTTCAATAAGAACAATGAGCTTTGGGATCAAGCTAAAGAACTTGGTAAAGCACAAGGTCAAGAGTTTATTGCTTCGCAGTCAGCGAACACTAACAAAGCAATTAACACTAATACAGAACAAAGCTATTTAGCCGATAACCCTAACTTAGTTCAAGAAAACGTGGATGCTAAGTACAAAGCAGCAGGATTGAATAATCAAGCTAGAGAAGCACAAATTGCACATTCGCAAGCTGCAACAGAGGGCGTTAATTTAAATAACAGTGCAACTAAAAATATTCAGTCCACCGCACAACAATTAGCTGACGCAACTAAACAAGCCGAAGCCTATGCACCTGTTCACCAACAGCTCGTAGATAGTCGAAATGAAGCTAAAGCTATGACAGATGAGAATTGGAAATCGTTAGTTCTAAACGGTCAAATACAACATCTTAAAGAGCAAGGTGATAAACGGTCTGACGCAGAGATTGCAGCGTCTTTACAAGCTGACCCTGCTAGATTTAATGCGGAAGTACAGGCGTACAAACAGCAACAGTTGGCTAACTTAGATTCGCAATATGAGGAATCGCTTGCGAAACAAAATGCTCTACTTCAAGCTCAACGTGACGCACAGGTAGATAACTACGCTGCACAGCAAGGAGCAACAAATAGCAGAGGTAGATCTGGAACTGGGGCTAAACAAACAAAACAAGAATCACCGAAAGAAGGTACGGTACGTTTAGATAAAAAAGATGAAAAAGCGTTTTATAACTATGTGACGCAATCTAAAGGTGAGTTCTTAGATAAAGACCAGACTATCGGGTTAGTAGGAAATACTGTTGTATATCCAAGTGGGCGTAAAGTAACATACCCTGCGAGTTACACCAAGCAACAAATCCTTGCAGAGTTAGATATTGGTAGTGATGAAGAAGAAAACGCAAACAGCGGTGATATTATAGGAAATTAATTATGAGCCAAAAGCAACTAGAACAGTATTTAAATAACCCAAACGTACAAGCGTTCTTAGGGTTAATCCGTGACACAGAGGGTACAGCGAAAGGTGCTGACCCTTATCGAGTATATGGTGGAAGTGCAACTAACCAAATGGATAGCCTTGCTTCGCCTAACTTTAAAAAATGGGGCTTTACTCAAACTGACGGCAAGAAAAATACTTCTTCCGCTAGTGGTGCATATCAGTTTCTAGAAAGAACGTGGAATAACTTAGCTAAGGAACACGGATTAAAAGACTTCTCGCCACACTCACAAGACTTAGGTGCGGTAGCTCTACTGCAACAAAATGGGGCATTGCAACATATCCTTGAAGGTGATTTCGGTAAAGCGGTACAGAAGTCAAATAAAACTTGGGCGAGTTTACCTGGCTCACCTTACGCACAGCATACTCGATCAATGGAGTATGTTAATAACTCCTTACAAAAACATCTAGGACAACCAGTGGATCTAAGTCGTTACAATGAGGACGTAGGCAACCCAAAAACGAAAGCACCGACTTCGACTTCGCCAATGGAGACGGTGCAGAACAAACAGGCGAACAACAAACAGCAGGAAATCCAAACGATAAGCCAACCGACAAATCTGGTAAACCAAACGGTGAGCAAGCCACTAAGCCTACTTCAGAAGATTTGGCGTTTGTTCCGCAAGCCGTAGCACAACTTAGTGACGGACAACAGATCGTACCAGAGAGCAAAGCGGAAGAAGATTACCTCGTAAAAGTGGCAGGGAATGACGCTTATTCCGTTGCACAAAAAGACAGGCTTGCTAAAATGGGAGCGTTGGTGAACCCACAGAGTTTCGATATAAATTTCAATCAGAACAAACGTGATTCGTTACCAACTGACCTCGATGAACCACTTAGAAGAATGATTAAAGAGAGTTAGTTATGGCACTTAAATTCGATATGGATGCGTTTAGCAAAGCAACCTCTACACTAAACTATACCCCACAACAACCAACCAACGAAGTCGCTGAACAACAGGTGACTTCGCCTTTACCACCAACTGAAAATACGCAACCTACCGTTCAGTCTACCACTCCTGTACAAACGCAAGAGCCACAACGTTCTGACGAGCAAGTGCAACGTGATACATTATTCAGTGAAAGCAAAGACGACTTTATCAGTCAGATGAATCAGCGTTATGGTATTTTGCCTGAAATAGGACAGAATCGTTATAACTACGCAAGACTGAATGAACAGATGCGTAATGACGGCTTAACCACTGAACAAATGCGAGAAGTACAACAACAGTGGATTAAGAGTGTGGAAGCATACCGTGATAGCTTGCCAGGCGGTAAACGTAAAGACGACATCACTGCACAGATTGATACAATCAAATCTGCTCCGATGACGTACCAAGCAGATACATTCAAAAACAAAGCTAAAGAAGTTTGGAGAAATACAACTCCTGCGGTAGAAGCACAAGTTGAACACGTCTATAACGCAGCTTCGCAATATGTACCTGGTCTAGGTATAATGACGGACAAAGCAATACTGGAGAAATACGACCCAGAGTTATTGAAGAAAGTTGAACAAGCTGGTGGGATCGATTTCATCCGTAACATTGGTATCGGAGCTAAAATTAATGACAACGCCAGTGAAGATGGTTGGGGCGTTGGCGGTATGCTTACGTCTGGTGCGACTAAGGAACAGCAAGAGCTAGGCAAAGAATTATTAGCTGAGTTAGATAATTACCGTGCCACTGAAACGTTAAAACGTGAGGATAAAGAGGGCGAAGAAGTTATTTTGCCTAACGGTAAAAAAGAGAAAATGTCTAACCGTCAAGCTGCTATGTATTACGCACAACAAGGATCTAGTGTAGCAGGTCGAGACGAGTGGCATAAAGAATGGGAAAATAATCCTCTAAGTGCGGTAAGTTCTCTATCTGGCGTAGGTAATATGCTCGCAGATATGCTAGGTAGTACGATTAGTAATGCACCTACTATGATAGCAGGTACAGCAGCAAGTTTAGTCAATCCTACACTTGGTCTAGCGATTATTAATAGCGGTAACATCACCCAGCAAGAATTTGATTCTGTGAATGACGCAGTTAGCAACGAATATAAGAAACTGTATGGTAAAGACGCTGACGTAACAAAGTTATCCGCAGATGAATATGCTACCTTTGTACAAGACCTGGCGAAAAGAGGGGTGGTGAGTAAAGCGTCAGCAGACGGAGTATTAACAGGCTCTCTTATGACTATTGCAGAGTCAGTTACAGGGGGATTAGTCAATAAGTTAGGTGGCAAAGCTATCGCAGCAATGACCCCTAAAGAATTAGCCAACACATTAGGTAAAAAGTTATCGAACATTGCCTATGGTTCAGTTGGATTAGGTCTAAAAGTAAGTGACGAAGGCTTGCAAGAAGTAGCGTCCACTATTGTAGAAAACGCAAGAAAAGATAAACCACTAGATGATGGTTTAACGCAGTCGTATTTAATGAGTACGTTTTCGATTGAAAACTTAGTCCAACACGGTATACGTGGTGCTGGTAAAGCGAGAAAATTAGTGTCCAAAGGTAAAGAACAAGCTACGGAGCAAGGCGATACTCAAGACGCACAGCAACCTGATACTTCTGCTGAAGCAACGGAAGAAAAGGTACAGCAACCTGAAACCGCTACAAATGAAACAGCCAATGACGCTAAACCTACCACACCCCAATCGCTAAATGTTTCTATCTCTGAAGATAAGGCGAAGTTACTTAGCGAATACGAGCGTATTATCAATAATGCGGACGAAGATGGTAACTTATCTGACGAGGACGCTAAACGAGCTAAACAAATTGAAGATCAGTTCTACAATGAGGACGGCACTAACACTTTACAAAGTGATCTAAATGCGTGGGTTAAAAACGGCAGACAAGCAACTACACAGGATAATCAAGATGAACATAGAGCAGACAATAGAGATGGCACGGCAAATGCTGACGGGGCGACTATCGGGCAAGGACTTGATGTCACTAACGGAAGCGGAGCGGAACGCAGTAGTGAAACTAGCGAACAAGTTTCGCCTACTCACACCGAAAACACTACCG